ACGGTGCGGAAGTGCCGTCCTTTGGCGTCTGCGGCTTTGGCACCTGGACCCTGCTGGCGCAGGACTATGTTGGTCAGGAACAGTACGTCATCACCCCCGGCTCCGGCTTTGATAGTGATGCGAATGGTCCTCAGGCCGCGTTCCGCGCTCTGATGGTGGCCGGCGTCCCGATTTATCCGGACCCGTATTGCCCTGAAGGCTTTTTGTACCTGCTGAACTCGAACTACCTGTCGCTGTATATCCACGATCAGGGCAGCTTTGTGTTCACCGGCTTTGAATCGACCCTGCCCAACTGGCAGATCGGTTATGTCGGCGCGGTGCTGATGATTGCCGAACTGGTCAGCACGAAGCCGAAGTCGATGACCAAGGTCAAAAACTTCAACTCTCTTAGTATTTGAGGAGGATGACCAATGGCTTTGGCCCTTAATAAACTTATCCTTGCCGGCTCTAACGCCACTACCAACACCGCTGGTGCCTATTGGCAGAACGCCAATATCGCCATCACCACTGCGGCCAACGTGACCATTCCTGCGGGTCTTTACTACGCTAATACCCCGGCGAATTGCACGATCCTGGCTAACATGGGTTCTTATGTGACTGTTGTGGCGGCCAACTCGGCCACCCTGGTGCTTTCGGATGGTGTCAACACCTATGCGAATTGCACCACCAACGGCACTCTGGTTCTCATTACGGTCAACGGCGGTGAGTCGGCTCCGGGCACCTTCACATCTTAAGGAGGCTTCCCAATGGCTAGTATGAACAATCTTGCCAGTTCTACTCCGCAGGATATTGGCAGTTATGCTGTTGGCACTGTCCAGGGCGTCAGCCTTGGCACCGCTGCCAATGCCGTGATTGCCATTCCCATGTTGAGTGGCGGCTTGACTCAGAGTGGTAACACCACGACTTCCGGTTCCGTGATCCTTCGCAGGGTCACTGTCCGGAATCCCAACGGTAATGTCAGTGGCACTTCTGTCAGCATCGGCCAGACCAAAGACGGCGGTAATCTCGTTGTCAATGCGTCTGCTCTTACGACTTTGACGGCTGTGAACACGTATCAAGACCTGCCCCTGTCTGCGACGGCGAATACGACTTGCGTCAACGGGAATATCTCCCCGACGCTGTATTTGAACGTCACGGCTGGTGCTACGGCCAACGGATACGTTGACGTTTACATCTTTGGCGATGTGGTGAATCCGTAATGGTGTTTGTGACGAACAACACTGACGCGGCGTTTGAAGACGGTTATGCCGGGGAGGTCTATAAATTCCTTCCCGGCAAACCGCTTGAAATATCCGTAGAGGCTGCTCGTCATATCTTCGGATACGAAGATGCAAACAAGGAACCGTATCTGATCCGTCTTGGCTGGACTATGACCAGGATGGATATGGAGGCGGCGCTTGAAAAGCTGTCTAAGTTTGTAATCACAGAAGAAAATCCAGGAAAACACCACTCGTTATCCCCGGTGGTGGAGCGAGTACCCCTCACGCCGAAACGCGGAGGGGGAAAGCTCGCTCATATAACATGATAGGTTCGGTGTTAAATGTCGGCATTGTCGGACTATATTACGGAGTGCCGTAGGCTTTTGCACGACGCTACGGGCGCGTTTTATTCCGATCAAGAACTTACCGACGATATTAACATTGCCAGAAACCGTCTTGTTCGAGACACCGGCTGTTTGCGTGAGCTACAGACCGGAGCGGCAATCCTTAATCAAGAAGTCTATAGCCTTGATGACCTCCCGTATGGGAGCAACACTTATGACGTTCTGAACATCAATCTGTATTGGGGCAATACCCGCGTTCCTATGCGGTATCTGCCCTGGACGCAGTTCAATGCAGAACTCCGGTTCTGGCAGAACTATGTTGGGCGTCCAATCGCTTTCTCTATGTATGGACAGAGAAAGTATTACTTGTCGCCAGTCCCGGACCAGAACTACGTCACGGAACTCGACACCATCATTGCCCCTAATGACTTGGTAGATGATTCAAGCATTGAGCAAATCCCTCTTGAGTTCACCGGCCCTGTTGCCTTCTACGCTTGCCACCAAGCCAAGTACAAAGAGCAAGCCTTCGGTGAAAGCGAGATATTCAAACAGGAATACATCAAGAAGGTCCAGAACGTCCTGGCTACGGTCTACACCCGTAGATTGCCAAACCCATATAGTACGCCCTACTAATCATGGCAGCAGCAGCGGAACAGAAAAAACAGTACCACGTTTCAAAGTCTTTCAAGGCTTTGAACACTAAGGCTAACCGCACGGCCATTCAGGACGATGAGTTTTCTTGGTTGGAAAATGCCCAGCCTATTGGTCCCGGCAATCTAAAAATCATTCCTGCCTCCATACCGTCACTGGACAACACCAGCGCCAACGTTGTTTTTGTTGCCAACGTAACGTCTATGACAAGCGTTGAAGTAAAAGGGAGCACATACCTGGCTACCTTCCAGGATGATGGCAGGTCCCAATTTTACGACGTTGATCTTGGAAATGTGGTCACAATTGCCACTGCCGGAACATTCAGCAACAGCAACGTCAGAGCGGCACAGTTTAACTCCGATTACGCCATCATTGGCGACCCTAACAAGGGTCTGTTTGTTTATGATGGAAACACCACCGTTCAATTAGGATCGGTTGGTGCCATTGGCATGACGAATGTCGGCTCTGCTTATAACACGGCGCCTTCCGTTGTTATCAGTCCGCCTAACCAGGCGGGCGGTATACAGGCTACTGGTCAGGCTGTACTGACCGGAAACATTGTCTCTGGTATTGTCCTGACCAATCCGGGTACGGGATATACGTCTTCCCCTACTATTACGCTGTCTGGCGGCACTGGAACGGGTGCGTCGGCTGTAGCGTCTTATATCACGTTCCGCACTGGAACCGTCTCTGCCACGGTTCAAAGCGGCGGATCCAATTACACTTCAGCCAACATTACTTTTTCTGGAGGTGGTGGAGACAACTCCGCCGCAGCCACAGCCATTATCAGCAATGGCTCTATCATCAATGTCATTATGACAAATGTGGGCAATAACTACACTTCTGCCCCCACTGTCACGATTACAGGTGATGGCGCCAATGCCTGTGTCACAACGCAGATTCAGTCAAATGTTGTCACTGATGTAGCCACCTATTCTGGCCGAGTCTGGGTGTCTCAAGGCCGCCAAGTAGTCTATTCAGCGGCGACAAACTTTAACGATTTCATCAGCCCGTCTGCTGGCAGTGTTTTCATTACAGACTCGACGTTGCACGGCAACATCCTTGCCATGCTGTCCGCCAATAACTTCCTTTACATATATGGCGATGACTCCATCAACGTCTTTAGCGATGTCCTGGTCAACAGCACAGGGACAACATCTTTTACAAATACAAACATCAGCGCATCTATCGGAAGCCGTAGACCGTTCTCAATCTTTCCGTACTACCGTTATGTTATGTTCCAGAATGACTATGGCGTGTATGGCCTTATCGGCTCTACAACCGTCAAGCTGTCGGATGCCTTGGATGGCATTTACCCGCTGATTGATTTCACAAAGCCTATCAGTGCCGGCCAGGTCATCATCAATAACATCCTCTGCGCCGCCTTTAATTTCTACTGCAATAACCTTGTAGTGGGCGGTAGCCGCTGGATACAGGCGGTTTTCTTTGACAAGAAATGGTTCATCACCAGTCAAGGTACTATCAACCTGGTGGCTGGCTCCCCGGTTGGCGGTATTCTGAAGCTGTTTGGGGTGAGTGGCAAAAACTTATACACGATGTATCAGAACGCCACGGCACCAGTTAATTCCACGGTGCAAACGGCTTTGTGGCTTTTGACCGATCCCATTCGTGACAAGCAAGCCCTGAAACTGGGCGTAGAAGCTACCCTAACCAATGGTGGCAGCATTAACCTGACCGTTGATAGCGAATCAAACAGTAGCCCGACCTATGTTCTGTCCAACACTTCGGATTGGAACAACAACAGTGGTACGATCATCCCTTGGAAGAACAACGCCAATGCTACGATTAATTGGTTGAGCGGTAGCGCTGGATACTATCTTTACAAGTCGGATGCCCAGCAATGGGGCAAATACATTGGCTACACGATGACAAGCAATTCTAGTGGTTTTACCTACAACACTTTTGAGCTTGAGTTTGAACTCAGAGCGAGGTTCTAAATGACTGGCGTACCTTATACATTTGCGACTGCAACATCTCCTATTCCTCTGTCTCAGTTGGATTCCAACTTCAACACAACGTTGACGATTGGATCGACAAGTGTTGGCTTGGGAAATTCTACTGCATCCCTAGCCAATGTGTCCTTGACGGGAAGCACATCTATTGCGGGTGCCAACATCACAGCCGCCCTCACCTACGGCGGCGTTACCCTGTCCAACGCCGTGACCGGCACGGGGAATATGGTGCTGTCGGCCAGTCCGACGATCACCGGAACGATTACGGCGGCGTCGGCGAATTTCAGCGGCGCGATTACCGCTGCAAATATCTCCGCAACAAATCCCGTCGCCACGGGGTCGGTTTCTGGCTCCATGCGCATTGATAGCGCTGGCGCGGCTGGTTACGAACTGCGCTTTTTGACCTCCGCTAATGCCTTGAGCGGCGCGACGCTGGATAAACTGAGCCTCGCCAGTGGTCTTACATATGGCGGCGTGACTCTATCCAATAGCGTCACCGGCACCGGCAGCATGGTGTTGAGCGCGAGCCCGACGCTGACAGGAACATTGACGGGCGCGGCGGCGAATTTCAGCGGCAGTTTGCTTATCAACCAAACAACCACAAGCCTGTTTGCCAACGTTGACGTTAAAAGCAACGGCCCCGGCTTTGGTTGGACGCAAACCGGGGCGTTCGGCACGGCTGGCTTGGACGTAAATCTTGTTTCTACAAACGGATATTACGGATATTGGCGGTACAACGGAACTGCTATCGGCAACATCAATACCAACGGAACCACGGTCGCGTATAATGTATCTTCTGACTATCGCCTGAAAGAAAACGTCCAGCCCATGACGGGTGGATTGGCTACAGTCGCGGCTCTAAAGCCCGTTACTTATGACTGGATAGCAGCCCAGAC